TTCTTTTCTTTTTGTATACGACGCAAGAACGCATAATAGATAATTTGCGTAAAATACGCAAATGGATTCTTTGATTTTTCAGGATCAAAGTTATCAATGTAGGTAATACAATTTTCTATTCCATCCCCAATCATGTCATCCTTAAACATATAGTTGACAAAATTAGGTTTGTATGATAAATGCTGAGCAATTTTTAAAAAACAATCACCCAAATAATTTGTTATTCGTGGTCGTTCCAAACCTCTTTGCTTTGCAATCAATACCTTTTCACGATATTCGACTATAGCATAAAGGAACTCTTTGTTGTTTACGTAATGTTCTTTTTTTAAACTCATGGTTTATTTTGATTTCCTTACGTGTTCATTATAGCACTAGTTGGATGGCTTGACAACCCCCGCTAAGTCGAGTAGGATAACTCTGCTAGGGATAAGAAACTATAGAGCTTTAAAATACTTAGGAAAGCAAAATCAATTTTAAGAGTCCTCTTTATGAACTTGTTTATATACTTCTTCTAAGAACTCTCTAGCTTCTTCAATAGATGAAACATATCCTTCTTCTCTAGTTAAATTAATTTGTTTATTACTGCGTTTATTTTTAAACCTTCTGGGTGGAGAAGATTCAATCAAATGTAATTTACTTAAATTAGTAAGATAGAATTTAATTACAGGACCAGTTATTTCTTTAAATGTAAGTAATGAATCTCCATCAATAATAAATTTACTTTCATTAGATATCTTCATCCAAATAGATAATTTAATACCCTGTACCACTCCTGGGATATCTATCTCTTCAAGTGATATGGGGTTTTCAATTACAATATAATCCTGTTCAAGATTTGTTTCAACTACTGTACATAATAATTCTTCTTGTGTTTTTAATTTGATTGCTGCATAAAATTCTTTCATTTTATTTTTTTAAATTTACGTTTACCATTTCATAATCAAAATTCTCTTCATTATAAATTTTAACTCTTTCAAATAAATGCTTTAAAGTATAATTTTTAAAATTATTTTTTGATATATCATCAGCAATATCATAAAGAACTGCTTGATTTTTATTATCACCTTTTCTCAAGACCCTTCCAATTGATTGAAGATTTCGCACACGTGATTTAGAAGGTGATGCAAAGATAACGTTATGGAGATTGCGAATATTGATCCCAGTAGAGAAAGTTCCATAACTAGCAACAATAATTGCATTATCTTCTTGTTCTGTGATTTTACGAACTTCTTCTCTGTCTTGCACATCAACACCACCATGAACAAAAAATATTTTGCGGTTTATGCCGACGCTACTATTTATAAGTTCGTAAAGAGGTTCACCATGTTTCTCGACATAATTAAAAAGTAACAATGTGTTTCCTTCTAGATCTCTACACAAGTTACGAATAAATTTATTTCTATATTCATGAGTAACGAGGTACTCCATCTCATCATGATAAGAATCAAATTTTTGAAATTGATGCTTGAGAACTAATATTTTAATTTTTAATTTAGAAAGATACCCTCTCTTAATTAATTCATTTGTGTTAGTTACTTTTTCATGAGTACCAAATAATCCTTCAAGTACAAGTTTATTGGTATTACTTCCATCTAATGTTCCAGTAAAACCAATTCTATATTTGGCGTTGTGCATCTTGGTTAAAATATCAACCAAAGATTTTGCTTTAAACAAATGAGCTTCATCACCAATGACAGTAGTAAAATTATTAAAATAATCTTTTTTTAATTTGTATACGGATTGCCATGTAGTAATAGTGATTGGTTTATCACTAACTTTACTATATCCAGAATATACTTTATGGCAATATGTTTCTACGTCCCAACCATACTCTTCAAAATCTTTATACATCTGCTCAACTAATGAAGTAGTTGGAACTACTATCATAATTTTTTGATTTGTTTCTACAAGAAATCTACAAATTGAATAGATGATAAATGATTTTCCAGATCCAGTTGGTGATACAATTAGCTTTCTTTTCTTTCTAAGAGATTCGTAAATTGCTTTGTACTGATAATCTCTTGCTTTTAGATTAGAAAATGTTTCAATGTATGATTTGATTCCATTAAAGGAAACAAGTTCATCCTCTGCATTTGGCATTCCATAATAATTATTATCGGCATACTCATAACTATAACCTCTTTCTACACAAAACTGTTCAATGTATTCTATTAATCCACAATATATTTCTCCAGTTGCAGGAGAAAATAATCTAATTTTACCATCCCAATATTTGCTTTTATACGCAGGCATAAATTTTGCTGCTGGTACTTCAAAAGTAAAATGATCTGTTAACTCGTATGATATATGTGGTTGTACTTTTAGTTGTAGGTAAACTTCATTTTTCTTGCGAATAATAACGTCAGTCATCAAGTCCTTTAGCATATTTCTTCCAATCAATAGCGTTCTTTATTTGGAATGATCGATTGTTAATATTATTTAGAATTTCTTTAAGAATGGATTCTATCTTTTCATAGTACTTTAACGATGCCTTTGCTTCAGTAACACTGGGGTCTGCATCGACGTATATTGATACTTCGTTTTTTAAAATGCGATCTTCTGGAGCAAGTTCATCCCTGCCCATATAATAATTGTAGATCTCCCTATATTTAATTTTATAATTTAAATCTTTTTCTTCTTTTAATAGTTGAACTCTTAAATATTTGTCTAACCATTTTGCATGTAAAATTGGAATTCTTTTTGCTTCCTCAAATAAATCATCATTCATTTCAGCATCAACACGCCACTCTTCAATAATCTTTTCATGTAAACTCATAGAGTAATTCTCCTTCCATTTTTATTTCCAATTTCATAATACGTATATGAAAACGTTGCAGTCGCTGTTGCATACACAATATCAGTTTGATCTGTACTAAATGCAATTCCAGTTAAATCTACAGGAAATGCATTTATATATTTTACTGTTGCAATTGTATTGTAGTTGCTATTTAAAATTGATAATACACAATCTAATTGTTCATAATTATTTGTAGAAGTGAACTTTTTTTCTTTTAAAGATTTTGCTAGTTCTTGCCATTGTTCTAAGTATTGTGGATAAGTTATTCCTACCATCCAATTATGAATCATAGTATAATTACTAAGATCTTCATCAATTAAAAATTTAACTGTCAAATTTTGATAGGTTAATTTATCTCCTGTTAATTGAAAATCATTAAGTGGAGTTGCTTGAATAGGACCACTCATAGAAATTCCAGGGAGAGATGATTCAGTACAGGTAAATCCTATGGATTCAAATCCTGGAAAATCTAATCTAAACCCTGTTGGAGATAAAAAATTGTTATTACAATTTTGAGACATTTCATTCTATAGAGGATTATTAACTATTTATTGACATAAAAAAACCCCCCTTGTGGGGGGTCCAAAGTATGTGAATGACTCACATGAGGTTTGCAACAGAAACTCTTCTGTAATAAACGTTGGTGCTGAGGTTAGCAGCTGCCGCTGGATTTGCATCCGAGAGGTATGAGTTGTAACCCTTAGCAAATGGGTTGAGTACCATGCCGTAACGGGTCTTAAATCCGATACGTGGTTGGAAGTCATCCTGACCAACGCTACGTACCATCTGAAGAGGTACATATGGGCAGTAGAACATACCAGCGTCATAAGGAGAAGAACCCTTATAACCTACAACATAGTACTGATTACCTGATTGACCAGAAGCAGCAGATCCACCACGAGTGATGGTTGCATATGGGTCAATATAAACTCTAAAGCGACCGTTGAGGATACCAGCAAAAGTGTTACCAGTTTCGTCAACTTGGAGGCGATTGTTGCCCTCAAGAGCTGGGGTATAATCAAGTACACCTGCCATTGCGAGTGCCGAAGCAACGTCAGCAGAGCACATGATCATGTTGCCCTTTCCTCTACGAGTTTCACGTGCGATTGCGTTAGCATCACGCTCGATTTGGAACAAGAGACCCTTGAACTTCTCAACCGACCAACGACCATTGGAATCAACGTCCAGGTCAAAAGTACCTGCAGTAGCGGTATCGTGCTGAGCACCACGCTTAGCGGACTTATAGATGGTACGAACAACTTCTCTGTTGATTTCAGCAAGAATCTCAGATGACAGAATATTTGCCAGTTCTGATTCTGCATCAAGACCATGAATAGCACGAAGGTCTTGTGCGAGTTCAATGCTGTATTCTGCTTTCAGAGCACGTGACTTAGCAGTAACCGAGATTTTCTCGATGCTGAATCCCATCTCACGGAAGTCAGGAGCAGTGCCGTCGCTATCCAGCTTCTCAGAATCCTGAGTGCTCATTGGAAGACCGTTGCCATAGTAACCTTGAACGGTTGATTCGTTAGAACCAGAGAAACCGTCGTTCAGAACAGCAGGGTTGTCTCCAGTCAGTGCATCAGCAGCACCAGAAACGTCGTTAGCACCCTGAGTGCCTGAATGGTTAGGATTAGCTTCATTGAAGAATGCTTCAGTGTTAGAGGTTGAAGGACCGTCGTAACGAGCACGCATTGCGAAAATGAGTCCAGTAGGACCGCTCATTGGTTGAACACCTGCGAGATCATATGCAACGAGATTTGGCATTGCACGACGAATCAGGTTGATCATAATTGGATCAAAACCTGCAACAGGACCAGCAGCAGCTGCAGCATTAGAGAACCCTGCGTTTCCAGTAGCACCTGGGTCAGTGTTCATAGTTGGCAGTGCTTCCGAAAGAATTTGACGCTCTTCGCGGATAACACGCTCTTGGTTTTCTAACAGGATAGAGGTGACAGCTTTCTTGTAGTTATCTTCAATCTTTGGGAGATCTCTGTGCTCAAGAACAGGTGCCCACTTTTCCTGGAGTTGTTGGGACATGCCTAACATTTGTTTTCTCCTAGTAAGTAAGTAAGTGGTTTATAATAATCATTTCCAACGGGAAATTGCCTGAACATAGGCAGCCATTGGACCCTCAATAGAGGATGCAACTTCTTCAGTTGCGATGTCTTCCTTGAGTTCAACCTTTGCTTTGGGGAAATAAGTTTCCTTAATTGTTTCCAGTTTTGCTCTAAAGGACTCTTCGGATTCAAACTCAATTCCTTCTGCAAGGGAAGCAAGCTTCTCTGCTTGGGTTTGAGCAAGACCCTTAGAAACATCGGCAATCAATGACTCTTTTACAAAAGTATTGATTTTGCCGTTGAGTGACACATTTTTTTCAATTTGCTCATTGAGCTTATCTTCCATCTCATCTAATTTATTTGTCATCTCTTCTAATACATCATATCTATCTTCAGGGATTGAAACATAATTTTCTTCAAAAAGACCTTTAACGCCTGCCATGAAGTTTTCCATAACTTCAAGTTTAATACCTTGGGTAATGGCAAGTTCGTTTTCTTTTCTCCATTCTTCGGCAACGTAAGAAAGGAACTTGTCCATCTTCTCAGCAAATTCTGCTTTGATGGTTTCAAGTTCTTCACACATTTTATTCTCATACTGCTTCGTCATTGCCTTCTCTTTATCTGCAACTTTTGCCTTAATAGCTGCTTCAAAGATAAGTTTGGTTTTTTCTTTAAACTCTTCAGAGAGTTCCTCACCAGCAATCAGCGCATTAACGTCTTCATCAACGCTAAACTCTTCAGTGGTTTCCTCTTCAGCAATAACCTCTTCGGTTTCAGAAATTTCTTCTTCTTCTTTGAGTTTGCCTTTAGAACCTTCCGCTGGTTTTGCTTTGGCGTTGTTCTTGTCCTTCACTTGTGATGTACCAGTTACGGTAATCTTTGATGAATTGTCATCAGATTTGTAATTCTGATTAGTAGGACCGCCAGTGTTTTGCTTCGCAGTATCTTGAGGAGCAGGGATAGATGCAGCCTGCATTGGGTCGGCACCCTTTGCACCATCTGTCACTTGACGCTCCTGCAAGTTTTCTTCTACGAAAGTTTCAAATTTTTGGTCAACTGATGCTGACATGTGCTATCTCCTTAAATATAAAGCTGTTATATTCTAAACTTATTTATAATTTATAATCCTTTCAGGAATTTTTCAAACGCGGCAACTTTACGCTCTTGAAGATTGTAAATGGTCGCAGCATCTAATTCATGTTTAATTGAATTAATATAACGCTCTTTTAAAACGCCATTGTTCCAAATCCACTCTTTACCTTCCATAATTCCTTCAACAAATGCATCAGGAGCAGAAGGGTCTGCTACAATGTCAGCAGCAGTTGCGAGCATAAAATCACTACGAACATAATTAGCACCTCTGCGCTCTTCTAAAGAACCAATTCCTCTAGATGAAACACCAAGTTTAACTCCTTCATTAATAAGATTTTTAGCAATCTTACCCATTGGAGTTTCTAAAAGTTTTGCTTTACCTATAAAGTTTTTACCTTCACTTTGTAAAGAAACAATTTTATGTGACACTCTATCAAGATTTACAATTGGTCCCTCGGGATGTCCAAGTTCTCCTAATGCACGACCTTTGATTACGTACTGTTCATTATATCTTTGAACTTCTTTATCAAGAACATCAAATGGATAAATCCTTCCATTCCTATTTTTGATATCTGATTGTAAGAAAATACCTTGAATATAGTGGGTCTTGTTAGATCCACTTTCTTCTATAAGTACTTCAATTTCTTCAATCTGTTCCGTTATCAGTTTCATCTGTCGTTTCTTCTGGTGTGCTCTCAAGTCCTTGGAATAAAGATGCACCGACTCTTTGACGCTCTTGAGCAAGAACCTCTGCAGCTTTATTCATAATAATTTCTTTCACAGCATCGGATGCATCACTAAGATGATCCTTCATAATTTTATCTACAATTTCGATGGTATCCATAATTACCTCAATAGTTATTTATTATTTTTATTTTCCTGCTGCTTTTGGTGGAGCGGGAGGATTTTTAAGTTGATCAAGTGAAACCTTTTTGGTTTCCATGTCAAGTTCAGCATTTTGCTTTTCTTGAGCAATTTGATTGAGCGGATCAATTACTTGACCCGTCTTAATTTCACTATTTATCTGTTCTTTCATCTCTTCAATTTCTTGCTCTGTAAATTTGAGCAATTGGCGCATAACATAATCTTGAGAGAAATACTTTCCAACATACAGATCTAATTTATCAAGTACATCCATTTTGGATTGAAGCATATCAAGTTCTGCCATTTCAGAGAATTGATTATCGTATATAAAATCATATTGTATATGCTCCTTCATCTCTTCCCAATCTTCAGGAGCAATGACTCCCTTAAGAATAAGTTGAGTTCTTAAAATATCATGAAAAAGATCTGAAAACTTTTTACGGAGACGACCTACAAATTTAGTAAATTTAATTTCGTCTCTATTAATTTCTTCTGACTTTCCAAGATCAAAAGATTTATCACTCTCTAAACGTGATGGGGGTACATTAAGTGCTTTGTAAAGTTGTGTTTGAAAATATTTAATATCAGTAAGTTCACCTAAATTCTGCCCTCCAGGCAGAGTGGTAATTTCTGTACCTCTTCCTCCTTCACGACGAGGTAACCAAAAATCTTCAAGCATACTCATATGCTTTTTATCATCACGGATTTCACCAGTTTGTGAATCATAAACAAGTTTATTTCTATAGCGTGACATTACCTCTCTAAGATATTGTTCCGCTTTTACTTTCGGTAAATTGCCTACATCAATGTAAAAGATTCTGCGCTCTGGAGCACGAGACAAACGATAGATAACGATACTATCTTCAAGCATTCTTAATTGATTAAGGAACTTGATTGCTTTATGAAGATAACTTAAATTAATATTTCTACCTTGATCCATTAAACCAGAGGTTATTGATGCAATAGCATCTGGTGCAATTTTTATGCCTTGATTAGTATTATTGATTCCTTTGTTATTGTAAACAAAAAACTCAGTAACTTTACCAAAATCATGTCTCATGAATTGGTCAGAATCTACTGGAGGTTTTACTACTTGTCTTACCTTTTTAATTTTTAAAGGGTCAATATATCTTAATTCTAATATTCCTTTTGATGGATCTTCAAGATCAATTACTTTATGATAATATATTCTTCCATCAATATACCAACGCCTAAAAATTTCGTGACCAGTTTTGTCAAAATCAAGTAATCTTTTGACGTGATTAAATTCTTCTCTAATTGAATTTTTAATTGATTCTGATACTTGTAAATTTGATAGTTCTACTTCTACTGGACTATCATCTCTATCTGAAACAATTGCTTCGTTGCTAATATCTTCGATAGCACTATCAACTTCTGGATGAAGTGCCATTTCTCTATATCTACGAATAAGAGCAACTTCGTCTCTTTTTTTCGTATCATCAAGATCTACATAATGACCAAACCATCCCCCATACGGAAGGATGGTAGAAGAAGTGTCATTATCAGAAGGAGGAACAGGGGACGCTGGTGCTTTTGCCCCCTGAATTAATTCATCCTTCTTTATTTGAAAACCAAATAACTCCGCCATTCCAAATTTGTAACCTACTAATTATTTAGCAACGTTTTGACCAGTGAGTAATCCCTTACTACCATCTCTTGCTTTTTGACTAGTTCCTGCACCAAAGCTATCAAAGTATTGATATTGGAATTCTACATCAAACTCTTCAATTGCATCATTACTATCATATGCAACTGTAATTGGTCCAACACTAGTTGGCCAAGAACCAATTAATTTATAAGTTTTGATGGTTCCTTTATCTTCACCTTGCTGTGTAGAATCTTTAGTATTCTGTGAAATTAAAATATCTTGGAAATATGCTCCACCAGGAGTTCCACCAATAGAACCATAGTTATAGGTTCCTATGTTTTCATCAACTTTGTTTCCAAGGTTGATCCATGCTTCAAACGCAGTTCTCAAATTGAAGGTTGTAGTATTGTAAAAAGTTGCAGTCCATGATTCAAAGGTTCTATCGCCAGGAATTTTCAAAAAGCGACCACGAAATGGTACTTCAATTAATCCCTGAGTTGAACCTGGAAGTGCCGCAGATCTACAGAGAAATTTAGTTTCTCCCATCAATTCCGTTGTGTTGTTACTAATAAGAGTTGGAAATGAAATCTCAACAGTATATAAATTGGGTCTTACCCCCCCAGCTAATTTTGATTTAAAATCGTTAATGTTTGCCATTTGTTTTAGTTCTCCTTAAATTTATTTAGCGATTGCTTCAGAGAATGAAATGCCAGTTCTTGTAGCAGTGAAGGTAAGAGTAATAAAGTTAATAGAACGAGCAGGTTGTATAAAGATGTCAGCAACAAACTCATTTCTGTCAATTACGGCAGAAGTATTGTTTGATCCATCGCAAACTAAGAGATAATCATAAAGACCTCTTCTTGCTTGAACATCTCTTAAGAATGGTTCAACAATTGCCTTAAATGAATTTCTTGTTGTTTCGTCGTTAATTTCAAAGAGTTGTGCTTTAGCAGCATTCTCAATTGCTCTTTCAAGAATAAGGAATAGGCGACGAACATTAATTCTATCAAAGGCACTTGGAGTTGCGAGAGCAGTTTTATCTCCAAAGAGAACTGGTCCTTGACCTGGGAATGAAGCGATAGGATTAATTCGATTTGAATAAAGTTCATCTCTATCAACTTTATTTGGATTCCAAGCTAATTTTGCTGCTCCTTTGATTCCACCTCTGGTAAATCCAGCAGGAGAAAACCAAGGTTCTGCACTAATTGCACTATCTGCTACCAGTCCAGCAACATCACTATTGCATGGAATATAGCGATAGACATCATTCCATCTATCATAAACATACTTGTAATTACAATCTAAAATAAGATATGAAGTACTAACAACATCTTTAAAGAATAATTTTAAGTTCTGTACAATATCTTGATTTCTCAGTGGTAAACCAGAAGATGCAATAATGTTTCCTTTATGTGGAGAAGCAAATGCAATACAATCTTTTCTATATGATGCAATACCAGCAATATGATTAATCTTTTGACGTGTCAAATCTGCAGTACTGCACCCAGGACCAACAATAAGATAATCAAGATCAACATTATCCAAATCTCTAAATTCATCATAAGCAGAGATAATATCAGTAATAGATACTTCCCAATCGGTAGCACCATTTGCTAATGAATATGAAATAGATCCTTTTGGAGTAAATGTTGCGGTCCTAGAAGCATTTTCAAATAAGGTATCTCCAACGTAAATATACTCACTGGAATCTGAAACTATCTTTTTGTAATAATTGATTCCACCTTCTGGTCCTTTAGCATTGTTTGCTTTAGATGCATAAGTATAAACTTCAAGAACAGTATCTTTTGATCCACTTATTCCACCATCTTCATCTACTACAGCAACGTGTATCGCATCTAACCCCAAAGAACTACCATAGAATGCAGCAGCATCTTCAGTCGCTACTGGTCTTGCAGCAAGAGAATTCCATTTAATGGTAGAACCAGTATATAAAGTTTTTGCTTCATACCAAGCAGAACCATCATCTACTGATGCAATGGTAAGATTGGATTGAGTACCAATGTTAACAACGTCAGTTGTAGCAAATAATTGGTTTGATTCTGGATTTGGTACATACTCATTGTTAGTATTTACAATAATAATGTGAACCGAAGTATAATTTGTCTCGCTTACTTTTACTGTGGAAACATCAATAACTTTTCCTTTTTTAGTACCACTGGTTACGATATCTCCAACTAAAATGTTTGCATTTTCAGTTGACAATGTTAAACTTTGTTTTGGACCATTATCTATAACACAAACTCTTAAGTTATTGCCCCAAGCACCCTTTGTTCTACCTGCAAACAACCATCCAGAACTGTTGCCTAAGAACTGCGCTTCATAAACATCTGAGTTGTTGATTTTTACGGCTTCTGCTGCAATAGCAGCAGTTGCAGTGGCGGTTACACCTGGATCTGGGAAAGTAACTGTTAAGTTAGTAAAGTCACTAAAATTACCAAAGTTGGTAACCGTAACGTTAGTTACTGATCCATTACTAACTGTTGCAGTTCCTTGAAACGGAGTGGTTACTGTTCCACTACTACTAACTGTTATTGGATAACTTTGATTTACATCATAGTTTGTACCACCACTGGTTACGGTAACTACAACGCCATTTGGTTGTGCAACTACAAGAGTTGGAGCGGTTGTATATCCAGTACCACCACTTAATACGATTGATTGTATTTGACCATTTGCTACGGTTGCAGTAGCAGTTCCTCCAGTACCACCACCACCACTTACAGTGATCTGTGGTGCTGTCTGATAACCAGATCCTGCATTAGTGATATTAGCATTTCCAGTCAAATTGCCTCCAGAGAGGTTTCCCCCACCTGCCTCAGCTGTAGCTCTAGTTCCTCTTGCAACAGTTCCCAATGCTGTAACACCAACTGGAGAGATAGTAACTGATGGAGCAGAAGTGTATCCAGATCCAAGTTGTTCTACGACGATAGAAGATACTCTTCCTTGTGCGTTAATTATTGCTCTTGCAGTTGCTTGAGTAGCACCTGGAGTAGTTGGAGCACCAACAGTTACAGTTGGAGCACTGACATACTTTCCATTTGTTGAAGCATTGTTAACTGTAATTGCAGAAACGTAGTTACCTAATCTAGCAACTGAGTTAAATTGATTTGGGGTATCAATTCTTACGACTGAAAGTGTACCACCATACGAAAGAAAATTAGTAGCACTTAACCAATATTCTGCGTTTTCTTCTCTTGGTTCACCAAAGACATTAATAAGCTCACTTTCTGTTGAAATTAAAACTGGGTTTCCAATTTCTCCTTTCTTAAAAGTTGCGGCAAAACCTGCAATATTATTAAGAGTAGCGTCAGCTCTACCGTTTGTAAGATCCTTTTCTTTAACAAGAATCCCTGGGGAGCGTAAAGTTGCCATCTGTATCTCCTAGCTATAAGTAAGTCATATTTTCTAAATCTATTTATAAATTATTCTTCTCTAGCGATACTCCCACATGTAATTTACATCTCCATATTCACTAGTTTCTTTCCATCCTTTTTCATCAGCAACAATCCAAATATTTCCCTGACTATCTATTTCATCATAAGATCCAAGACCATCATCAATGAAACCAAATGGTGCCATATCTTGATCAATTTGATTCTTTTGTTCTTCATAAATTCTTTTACGAACATCATTATCAGTCATCTCTTTGAAGTATTCTTGCGCTACCAACCACGCAAAAATAACCAAACACATTGCTAAGTCATCGTTACAACCTTCTTCTGCCTCAAAAGATTGTTTCTTTTGAATAAACGTTGTAAGTTCAGAAATAATTTCATAATCATTTACCAATAATTTATCACCTTCAACTAATTGTTTTAGGTTAGAACATCCAATCTTTTTAACAGTAGTGCTCATTTTTACACCAAGCTGTGTCTTAGCACCTGAAAATCCTTGACCAACCAATTGACCAGCACGACCTCTCATGGAACACATCAAAAGATTATCGTATTCCAAATCATATTGTAAAATTGAAGCTACCTGATCGCCAATATCGTTGACTTCGCACAACACAAAGGCATGATTATAATTGATTGCAACTTGATGAATGATGCTAGGAAATAGCATTGGTTTGATTGAATTGTTTCTATACTTACCAACTACTCTATATGGAACGGTAGTTATATCATATAAGATAAATGCTGAATAATCATTGTTGACTCCACGAGACACGTCAACTGTCATTAAGTACTCATGATCTTCTTTTGATTCTTCATATATTGATAATCCCCCACTTTGATGCATTGGTTCATCATATGTCATTGTCCTCAACTTTGAGGCAGCAATAAGAGTATCAACTGATCCTAAAAATTCACATTCAAATTCTTGAGTAAACTGTCGTGCAGAAGTATTTGCAATTGTCTGTTCTTTCCATTTATCATCTCTTCCTGGTACTTCTCTCCAATGTACTTCAGTTGTGACATATTCATTCCTATTCAACTCTGCATCATGCCAGAGTTTATAGAACATGTTCATTCCATTTGGAGTTGAAATGATAATAACTTTTGTTGATTTACCAGATGAAATAGTAGGATATACAGACGAGAAAAACTGTTCAGCAATATGTGTTGGAATAAACGCAAATTCGTCTAGGAAAATTATATTAAATGACATTCCTCGCACAGCAGATGCTGATGTAGAGGCAGCAAGAATCTTAGAACCATTCTCAAGTTCCATAGATCCTTTGTTATAAACAATAATACCTTGCTGCATCCATACAGGTAAGTTTTCATATGCCAACTGCAATCTCTGCAAAAGTTCTCTAGCAGTAGATAATTTGTTAGCAAGAATACCAATGTTTACATTATCATTGAAGATTGCATAATGAAGAAGATAAGCTACTACAGTAGTAGATTTACCTGTCTGTCTAGGTAACTTTGCAATATTGAATCTATTTTCATGAAATGTACGAATCATTTTTTCTTGAAAGTCGTACAAATTAAAAGGCACTAAACCTTCATCAAGAGAAACAATTTTAATATAATTTCTTGCAAAATATACTGGATCTTGTTTACATTTCAAATACTCTTCAATTTGATCTTGAGTGAAGTTGATTGCAACGTTCGCTTTTTTTAAATTTGGATTACCAAGATAAATCTCATTATGACTAAGAGACATTCAACGCTCCCATTTTTCAGCAGGACACGCAAGTGGCATCAAAACTTTTAATGGCATAAAACATCCACACAATTTGCATTGTTGTGTGGATGATCTAAAATGCTCACATTCGCGGCACAATTCTAATTTCTGTTCAGGTGTCAATGGTTCCATTAATTAGCAATTCCAAGCTCTCAATGATTTATTTATTCTTGAATCTGGGTCTCGTGCAGTTTTCTTAGAAGTTAATTTCTTCTTCATGCCTTTCATTCTTGCACAAAATGACGACCTAC